GCGGGGCGAGGAGGAGGCCGAACGACTTCCCTCCGCCGGCGGCACCGCCGTAGATGGTGATGTCGGCATCGGAGCCGAGGAAGTCGGTCTGCGGGCCGGGTTGCGGCCGGAGCCCGAGCCGGTCCCAGAGGCTAGGGGGCGTGAGTGCCGGGGAGAGGTGTTGAGCAATCGCCTCGGCGATCGGGTTATGTGTCGAGGGCATAGAGCCTCCGGGCGATCCGCTCCCGATACTTATCAGGCAACTCCTCATCAAGGACGACAAGCACCTGTTTGAACTCAGGAGATTGGAGGAGGTTAACCGTCACGTTCACAGCAGGCTTTCCGTCCTGGAGCTCGCCGGTGATCTTCGCGAGGAACTCCAGGGTCCGCCGGACCTCGCTGAGCGCGAGACAGGCTTCCCGGGTGCCTTCCTTCTCGGCGTTGTCGAGGATCGCGATCGCCCGGGTTTTGAGCGCGGTCACTTGCTGGAGGAGGGTCTCGGCTTCGGCAACGGTCTTTTCCTCTTGATCTTCCACGATCTTTTTAAGCGTGGTGGCCTCCTTTATCTCTTTCTTTTGCGCCGCTTTTGCGATATGCTCAGCGATATGGCCGTCCCTCTTGTGACGACCAACGGATGAGTAGGTTACTCCGAACTGTTTCGCAATGTTTCGGTAAGTTTCACCTGCGACGAGCGCCTTGTCGATCTCGACCCGCTGTGGATGGTTGCAGATCGTACACTGCCCGCCGGGCGACCTATTCATCGTTGGCCTCCCGCTCTTCGAGGGCGTCGAGGGCCTGCTCGACCACTTCGTCGAGGGTCCGAGCCTTACGCTGGATCTTGAGGAGCCAGAGCCGGGAGTGGAGGGCGGCCGAGATCGAGAGGGTGCGAGGAGGTTTCACAGGGACCGCCTCCCGTCGGTCGTGCTTCGAGCGTAGCGCGGCGTTTCGTCTTGTTCTTTACGGTCTAGATACTGCGCATACCCAATATCCTTTGCATAGTCAAACCCATCTAAATAAATTTGTTCTTTTTCAGTCATAACACCGCACCAAGCGCACCAAAGAATAACCCAATACAGACTAGTATTGCACCAAGTAAGACAAGGTTTACACCACAATCAGTCATTCTTCACCATCTCAAGCAAATCACTAAACCGCATAACCACCATAGCCTCCTCTCGGCTCCTCCGGTACACAAGTAGTGGTTTAAGTCCCTCATCTTCCGCGTTCACCTCGCACTGTTTCCACCACGCAGGTATACTTAGTTTCTCAGTTCTCTTTGCCTCAATCCCATAGGGGAACAATCGCCGGGCCCGCTCACTTAGCATAATATCCAAACCAGGCGAACCCATCGGCCTGCTCACCACATCTTCTTCAGGCAGATGTAGAGCATTCTGTATTGCCGTTGCAATGTCTTGCTGATGTTTCCTCGCTTTGTTTTTGCATGATGCTGTGTTCCCTGCCACCATCACAACACCTCTATCCAGCAGTCCGCATCTGGGTCACACTCATACGCGTGTTTCGCTTCCAGCTCAACGATACGGCCATCAGGATGCTCTAAAACTATATGATAGATACATTCATCCTTTTGATCAACTTCAATCACTGACGCGCCTATAATCGCTTCCGGTGTTGGCTCACTCATCTTCATCAACCTCTTCTTTGTTGAGATACTCAAGAACACACAGTTCGATAAAGTGCGACAGTTTCATACCGCCGCGTGACGCCTCGATTGCGTATAATGTCGTATCTTCCATGCTTATGCTTGTCTGAACTCTTGCCATACAATAGTATAGTGTGTTGTTAGTTTATTTAATTGTATCTTTTTAATCTGTCACCACAGTGACACATTAATGACAAATTAGTGACAAATTAACAAACGCTTCTCCTTCCTCTATTCTCTATATAATAGATATATATTATTTTTTTTTATTATTATTATTAATCTGTCAATCTGTCACCGGGTATTTTCGTTATTTTTTGCAGTTGTGCACTTGCAGATATTGGTGACAAATTGACACATTAATTTTAAGAATGGTATATTCGTTTATTTGTTGAATCGAGCACGCACAACGCGTATTAATGTGTCACTCAATCGTTGACAAATTAGGTGACACATTAAAAAGGTGACAAATTAAATTATTTATCGCGAATCAGGACTTTGTGTTTCGACCAGTCATATTCCGCCTGCATGTGAATAGATTCATCTAAAAATTCAGGTGCAACCCATGCATGACGTTTAGCGCCTGGTTTTCCGTTTTCAATTCTCACAAAAACAATCTCTTTAGCGTTCACGATTGTATGCAACATATCGGCCTGCTGTTTTATTGTACCACCATGCCATGCGCATGATTTTTTACGGTCAAAATCCCGTGAGTTTGCTCCTCCTACTCCACCACGATAAATTATCTCATATATCTCTTTCCAGTCTGCCTCATATTTAGATCCTGATATTTTCATGTTAGAAGTAACTACCATTTGGTGGATATAATAACTAACATACTCCTTAGCCCACATTGCATGTTTAATATTAATCGATGTTGTTTCACATGAAAGCGCGACCATCATAGATATTCTAACTGTCATCTCCATACCTTTCATTGTTAATGGATTATCTTTACCATATTTATCAATAAAATCTGCATGCAACTTCTTAAACATCATTAATGCTTCGTGTGATACTTGCATCGATACCATTGCCGGAGACATCAACGGATTATCTACCATCGTCATAAACAGTATTGGATTAAATGATTCGGTGTTTGGAGCATAATTATACGCCGTAAACAATCCTTTTAACCAGTTTATCGTTTGTGGGTCTATACAATCAGATACTGCAGGCGCTTCAATATTAAACTCCCGTCCATCAAATTGACTTTCCACGATGAGATGTCGACCTAAATATCCTGAATAAATATCTGCTGATGCTAACGACGCATAATATGTGCTTGGTGTTGATATTCCAAATATTATAATACAAGGGTTTTCAACTGCTTCTATACTATCAGATGCCTTTGCCAAATCTTCTTTTGTAATATCCCCCCCCGAATATGTGCCTTTGTATATTGCCGTTATTGCACTGGACCACTGATCGATAAGTGCGCCCTTTATCCCGCTTCCATGTTCACTTTTATTTTGGGAATCTTGTTTCATTCCTGCCTCATCAATAATATTGATATGGACCGGTTTTTTAAGGCACGCATTAAACACACCAGCTCCAGATTTATATTCTCCTCCTGTTATGTATTTTGCTGCGCTGAAGTGTGATTCGCTCCCACTTGGCCCAATATACACATCGACCATACTAAGAACAGTTTTAATAAATTTTTTGGTGTGATTTTTACCTGATGATGAATCACCCACAATTTCAAAGAAGAAGTTCGACAAGTTTTCGGGCCTTGTAACTCTAAATCTCCGGGCTGCAATTGTGGCAACAATCGCCAACGCCGCCTGAACCGCAAACTGTGGTTGGTGGATGTATGCACTTTTATTATATGCATCAACTAATCCTTGCGCTTTCCCCGGTATACGAAGTATACCACTTGGAACTTTATTTTCTCCTAAAAATTCTGGTATATCTTCTTTTGTTGCGTTTTTAATCAATTCTGAAATATCCACAGATGAGTCTGGTTCATTAAACACATACCCGCGCGATTCACAATACTCATATGCATATGCTGTTGCTGCAGTCATGTCTCCGTTTTGTTCTTCATATGCCATCAGCATAAACGGATTATACGCAATAGTTCCTTCAATGTTTGAATTTAAGTGTTGCGCCATTGGATCAGATGTCACATGTTTTGATGCAATCACCAAATTATCATAAATTGTAATTCCTGGAGTGTTCTGACTGTTGGCTGGTTTCCACCTATTACCTACCCTGATATAACCTCCATGTGATATAAGCGCTGATTCTGCACCCACAAGATCATTATAACAGTCAAACACGTTCGCGCCTTCCGGCGTTGTTTTGGTTTCTGTGGATGGATTCTTTACAGAGTTTACAACATCGTTCTTTTTCTTAGATTCAAGATTCCAAATTGCGCGAATTTCTGCAGGTAATTCAATAATATTTTTCAGAGGATTCTCCCATGTATACGCTTGGCCTTCTTGGTGAATAGATGGCGGGAATACATCCTGATGTTTTGCGTCTGCTCTTAATTCAGTATGAATAAGATCAACATAATCAAGGTCCTCTCGGTTTGGATTATCAAAGACCAATTTAAATTTGTTTGGATTTCCACGATGAAAGCATGCGGTCTTTGTTCGGTAATTATTGATGTCAATACCATATTGTGAAAAATATTCTTCAGCTTCTGTGCGGTCATCAACATCTATAATATAAATCCCGGATGCAGATCCCCCAATTACGCCTATACCATAGTTTGTGTTTGACTTATAGAACTCAGCGTTTGCGTGGGCTTCTGTCCCGTATATCCACGAACCGGCAGGATTTTTAGCACGCGGAATAATCTTAAGAAGTTTAAATCCGCGTTCTTCGTATTCTTTGGCACAATTGTATAAATTAGTCATATCCATCTAAATGCCACCATATACTTTTGGATTCTCTCCGTGTTCAAATCTAACAGCTCGCGCCTTGTTTGCTGCTTTTACAATCATGCGCTTAAACATAAATTTATCATTTAATGTATCAATTGAGATGTCTCCTTCTCTGACGAAATATTCATAACCTTTTTCGCACATTTCTTTGTCCCTATCACCATACACGTCACAATTAAAACAATATCCTTCAAACCAATCATCATTATTTAGATCAATACTACCAACGTGCAATTTTGAGTCATATTCAATTATTAAACACCTAGGGCAAATACCATAATTGCCGTTTAATAACACATCTACCGGGTCGCCGGACAATACCTCACCAAAAACAAAATTCGTTTTTGGCTCACCTGTATTATGATCATATTCTAAACTCTCTTCCAAATCTTTGATTAGACACTCTAATTTACCGTCCCCTTTGGAATTTTTCCTTTTAACTTCATAATATATCTGTGATCCATCACAATTAGTTACTCTAAAATCAGGTAAATATTTCCTACCATCAGATAGATAAAATCCTTCTGGTTCATATTCATAATCTATCCCAATTAAATCAAAGAATACACACCAGCGAGCCTCTAAACGGCTTCTGAATTTATATCCGTTGTATTGTGTAGGTATTGCTCTAATTTTCTTCATACCCCAAACTCCAAATAATCAGAAAGTCTTTTCACAGTATCATATGAAAAATTGTCTTGTTTCCCGGTCTTTACCTTCCACACAGTCATATATGATAGACCGGTGGCGTTTGCAACCATCACAAGATTCCTATCTTGTAATTGCTTTTGAATCTCATCAAGAGATAACATGTATAATCTCTTTGTTTTATATATACATAAATGTTGTTGTTGTGTGCTATACACAAACATATATATACAATCGCATCAAATAGGTATTTGTGCGTAGGACAAAAAACATGAAAGCGCACAAGGAGAAAACGAAAACATGAACCTAAAATGCAAATGGTGTGGGCATACCTCAACAAAGGAAGAGGTATACAGTGACATGAACCTAAAATGTAAAGATTGCGGATTGGTCCGCACAAAGAAAGAAGCATACACCGGAAAGTACGCATTACTGAACGACGACAGCATCATCATGCTGTCAAACATGGATAAGCTGCGCCTTGCGTGCCCGGTGTGCGGTGAGAACACACATCATGAGGTGGTGTGAAATGGCAATTAATCTAAGTGAACTCAAAAAGACCACGCTGAAAGCCCCGCGTATCCTCATACACGGCGGTGAAGGTGTCGGAAAGACTACCTTTGCGTGTGGTGCACCAAACGTCTACATGCTCGACCTGGAGAAAGGGCGGGCCATGTGTGATCCACTCATGGCGCAGGAACCAAAATCATACCTTGAAGTCATGGAACACCTTAAGGCACTGGCAACACAAGACCACGGATACAGGACACTTGTGATTGACTCACTTGATATGCTTGAAAGCATGATCACCGCATACGTATGTGAGCAGAACGGCTGGAAGGCGATAACAGAACCGGCGTATGGTAAGGGATACGGCGCACGCACGGATACCTGTTGGGCGCCGTTCTGGCGGTGTCTGGACTATCTCCGCGACACAAAGAACATGATGATCATCCTTGTGGCTCACTCGCACGTCATCGAAGTCAAAGACCCAATCCTTCCGAGTTTTGATATGCACACGCTGCACCTCTACAAGACGGAGACAGCAAAGGCGACAGAATGGCCTGACGTGATTGGGTATTGCATGATCAAGACATACACTACCACCGAAGGCACGCGCAACCTGGCAACCACTGCAAACGAGAGGGTTATTCTCACCCGTAAGAATCCGGCGTATACTGCAAAAAATCGATACAACATGCCCGAAGAGATCCCCCTATCATGGGCGGAATTTGCACAGCATTTCAGAACAAACAAAAACCCAAATGGAGATGAATAAATTATGGCAATCTTAAACTTTAACGCAGCAGATGTAGAACCCGCAGACAACGACTTCACCCCACTTCCCGTGGGCGACTATAAGATGGTCGTCACTGAAAGCGAGCTGAAAGAAACAAAGAGTAACCCGAACAACAAATACCTGAAGTTTACCTTTGAGGTAATTGACGGAAAGTACAAAGGGCGAAAAGTCTTTGAGAACATGAACATTGTGCGCGCCGGGAACAGTGACAAAGATAAAACCACGATGCGCATTGCACAGCAGAACCTTAGCAGCTTGTGCCGGGCCGTTGGAAAGATGAGTATCTCGGATACCTGTGAACTCCAGCACATTCCAATCCTCGTAACGCTCAAGATCAACCCCGCGAGCGGTGGCTACGGCGAGTCAAACGCCGTTGCAAAGTATGCCAGCATCAACGGCGGCAGCACCCTAACCACGCATGCGCCCCAGGCTCCTGCAGCACC